TTTTTCTATTTTTGGTATACTTTTAATTATTGTTTTCATCATAGACTCATAGTCCTCATCATTTAATACTGTTTTATACAATCTTAATCCTATTGTAATTAATGTAGCAGCAATTACTTCCCAATTATATTGTAAACCCAACATAAGTGTATGCTTATACAGATCATCAAATGCTTCTTGTAATTTGTTATTATCTTTATTTGACACTTTTACTATTCTCCCATATGTTATTATTAAATACTTGGATTAAACGTGTTAATTCAACATTATATTTTTTTCCAAATTTATTGGTAAAACAAACTTTACAATCAGTTACCGGTAAATCCAGATCGCCATATTTAAGTATATCTACTTTATTGTTCAATTTAGAATCCATTTCTTTCCTCAATTTCTATTAGTTCTTTTTCTTTTGCTGCTTTATCTTCACTACTCATTAATAAAATTACATAATGAACAGCTTTTAATAAATCTTTTCTATTCTTACCATCTTTCTTACCATATCTGCACAAATATTTAATTGCATTTGCTTGGCAGAAATCTTTATCAATATTTAATTGTCTTAACATATCTTGTACTTGAAAACCGTCTTCGGTTGTACTATAATGTTGACCATAAGTTGATTGAATATAATCGCCTATTTCTTTTACTAACTTAGCTTCACCGTATTTCATTATCTATAACCTTTCATCTTACAAGTTAATATTCTCATAATTAGTGCTTCAATTTGTCTAACTCTTTCAGCAGTGATTGTTAAAATACTAGCCACTTCTTTTAGAGTTTTATCACCACATATTCTTTCTTTTAGAACTATTAACATTCTTGCTTTATAAAATTCATCTGATATTTTAGTGGCATGGTTACTAACCTTATAGCTTTGAATAGCAGCAATGGCGTCTTTTATAGGACTTTTTATATCACTATCAAAATTCATTAATTTATCCTCTTATCATTATAACTTGATACTTTGCTTTTTGTTAATTTTTTATTAAAATCTTTTCTCAATGATTGTCTATCATACTTCTGACCGTAATCATTAAACATATTTTTATCTTCAGCCGCTGACTCACCGAACGCATCTTCGTAAGTTTGATAGTATTGTTTTTCATCTATCAATTCTACTTTAGTTACATTTTCAAAGTTCTTAGCTGTTTCTTTATAGTTCCAATCACAAAATTTAAGAATTTTCATCTTCATACTTTTTGTATCAAATTTGTTCTTGTACTTCATAGGTACATTTCTGTAAACAGTTTCGTAAGCGTAAAAGTATTCACCTGACATTTCAGGATCCATGTATTCTCTTAAATAACAAATGTTGAAAGTCTTACTCATTAAGCTGCCTCCAACATAGTCATTGGTACTCTATATACTCTACCTTCTATATCAACCAAACATTTTGATTGCATAATCTTTGTAATAACACCAAACGTCTTTTTAGTTTTCTGTACTACATTAACTTTCATACCAACTTTCATAATAGATTTAACTTTGTTTTTTATAATATCAGCGATTAAATCTTTGGTGTTATTTAAATCTTCAACACTCATATTAAAAAGTTGTTTATTAAAAGTATTCATTTCAGTTATAGTCATTATTGATTCTCCTGTGCGATTACTTCATCAACATTTTCTGAATCAATACCAACCATTGATAGATTGTCTAGTTCTAATATTTTTGATTTACAAGTATCAAAATCTATCTGACCATCTTTTAAAGTTTTGATAATCTTATCAACAGCGTTCTCTACTGATGTTTCAATGTATTGTTTTATTTTTGACATAGTGTGTTCTCCTTTGTGTTGTTATAATATAAATTTTTATTCAATTTCTTAATTAACTGATGTTGTTTAAACATTGTCATAGTAGGGTTATTATATACTACTTTATTAACATTGTCAACTCTTTTTATTAGGAGTTGAATTCTTTGTTTTTTTTCTTTGTTCATATACTATTATAATATCAGGATACAGCGATAAGTCAATAGCCTAATTATGCTAGTAAAATAAGGGGTTATTTGGTAATTGAAAAGAACAAAGATAGAACAAATGTTAATTCTATTGATTCTTCGGGGTTATTTAGATGTTATTAATACTATTTTCATAACCAACTTTAGCAATATAGTAACTATCTACGATATCTGTTACTGGATTGTTTAACTTCTCCATATCAAACTTTTTCATTAAGTCAACTTTTGTGTGTTCTTTGAAACTATCATACATAAGTTGTTTGTCAGCATTGCCTTTACTTGACGCAAATTTCTTAACAACACTAGGTACAACAGTGTCATATTCAATCTCTGCTAATTGTAGTCTATATTTTAAGATACCACAATTCTCTGCAATTTGAAATACTGCTTGACCTTTAGAACCAAACGAGTATCCTTCTATAAAAACTTTTGGATTACTAACTTTATTGATTATTGAAAAAACCCAATCTGAAATTTGAGAAAATCTCTCTATGGGTGTATTGTATTCTGAATGCTCATAACCAAATATGTTATTACCAAAGTTACAAATATGTTTCTTCTTACGTGTTAAGAAATGAAAACTACATCTTTCAAATTCAAAACTACTATTTGTTATACAAAGAGCTGGACTATTTAAACTATAATCAATTCCAACTATCGTCTTCGGCTTCTTCGGGTATGTCAACATCAGCTTCCTCCTCTACTTCAAATCCGCAAAATGGACAAGTTAAAGGTTCAAGGTCTTGTTCCTCTTTATCCCAGATTATAGTATAGTTAGTAGTGCAGTTACTGCAAAGTTTTGGTACTTTTTCCATTATAATTTGAACTTTTTAAATTGATCTTTTGTAACGTCTTGTTTAATTCCACCAATAACATAACTTTCAATTTCTGTTTCTTGTGGGGCATTTTGTGTTGATCTACTATTTAACCAGTGGTCAACCCAAGGTAGTGGATTTGTTTTTTGATTGTACGCTGGAGTTAATCCAATTGCTCTCATTCTTCTATTCGCCATGTATTCTACAAATTGATGTAATAGTTTTTCTGACAATCCAATCATTGATCCTTGAGAGAATAGATAAGTTGCCCATCGTTTTTCTTCTTGTACAGCGTCATCATATATGGTATATACTTCTTTTTCTGTGTCTTTAATTACTCTATCCATTACTTTATCTTTTTCAATGTCTTTATAGTTGTTTATTATTCTTTGAGATATAGCCAAGTGTTGACTTTCATCTCTAGCGATAAAGGATATAATCTTTGCTGAACCCTCTAATAGTTTTAGTTCACCAAACGCAAACGAACATGCAAATGATACATAAAATCTCAATCCTTCTAATACATTAACAGTAATTAAAGCTTTCCATAATTTTTTCTTTAGTTCATACTCGTCAACCTTTGTTTTGTCTATATGATACTTATAACCAATTTCAATTAACTCATCATAAGCTTTTGTAACTGAATTAGCTCTCTTTTCGATTTTCTCGTCTTGTAGAACTGTATCAAAAACCTCTGATGGATTTGAATATAAATTCTTAATAATGTATGTATAACTTCTACTGTGAATTGTTTCCATAAAATCCCATGTTACAATACAACCTTCTAATTCGGGTAATGATACAAATGGTAAGAATGCTAGACATGGGCCACGACCTTGTACGCTATCTAACATAGTTTGATATTTTAGATTTGATGTAAATATATTCTTTTGTTGTTTAGTTAATTCTTGATAGTCGTTTCTATCTTTTTGTAAAGAAACTTCTTCTGGTCTCCAAAAATAACCTAGTTGTTGTTGAGTTAACTTATCAAAGATAGGATATTTCATACTATCATATCTTTGTAAGCCCAAGTCTTCTCCAAAGAACATAGGGTTCTTTAAAAAGTTTACTTCTTTAGATTTATTAAAAACTGTTCTTGCCATTTTGTTCTATTTATTACTCTATTAAATTGCGCAGGCGTCACAATCGGCGCCCTCTACATCTTTGGGTGTATCTTCGGGTACGTTATCTACAAATCCTATAGGATGTGCAGGTTCGTCAATATCTTTTTTAGCGTCATATGTATTTTGATAATAAGACGTTTTCCAACCTAATCTATACGTGGTTAGTAGGTCTTGTGCCATTTGAGATATTGGTACTTGGTTATCTTCAAAGTGTTCTGGATTGTATGACCAGTTGC